AGGTATTGTGTCATTTTGAAGAAGACAAACTAGATTATCAACCTATTACAAAAAATAGAAATAACACTATTTTTTCTATCCCTAAATTAATTTTACGAGAATCAAGAATTGAACCTGAAATTGCATTACTACCTGGTGATATTTTTTCTTCGGACTTAAATCACGATTTTAATTTAAATTTAACTAAAAGGTGTACAATTTCTCCTAAATTTGAGACAAATATTATTAGTTTATCTAGTGGAGAAAGAAAAAGATTTTCTCGGAGAAATATTCCCTTTGACATTAGCTCTTTACAACAAAGAAAAACTTTATCTCAAAAAGATATTGATTATCTGATTGCCTTGTGGTTGTGCGCCAAGGGTTCAGGAGCGACATTTCGTTATCCTGATTTAGTTAACGATTTATCAATTTTGTCCCGATTCAACTCTGCCTCTTTGAGCTACCAGAACCAATCCTCTTTACAGATTTATTCACTTGGAGAATTACAGATAAGGAGATTTACTGAGGAAATACAACAAGATTTAGGGTTAGAAGATTCTTTCGCAAATCCTGTTTTAACGCTTTGTTATTGCGTTTTAATTGAACTTACAAACGGAGAAAAGCTCGGTTATACAAATTTTTCCCAAGACTTAAAAATTGGTGAAGTAGTATTTCGGGCAAAGCAAGCTCTTGATCCGACTGCAATAGAAAAGCAATTAGGAATACAATCGGATAATCAAGAATACAGAGGTGCTTTTAGTGATAATATTGACGAAAATTTACTTTTTTCTGATAAATTTAGAGAAGCTCGAATTATCACAGCAATTGTTGATTGGCAATATCCTCCTAATTCACTTTTGGATCTTCCAGACGAGCAAATACAAATAGGTTATGTGGGAGAAATTAAATCACTTGGTGGCGAAAGCTATACGCTTGAAAATCTTACTGCCTCTAGTATTAATTTAAGGCAAAGTAGAGATGAAAAAACATCGCCTTTTTGCCGATGGGCCTTTGGACAGGATAACGGTGATAACTCAGGATGCCGTAAACAAGTACCATTTTACGAGACTCAGGTTGCTGGTGTTAATAGTCGGAGAGACTTTGAGGTGTGGGGAGAATATCAAAATCTTGCTTGGGGAAAATGTACATTTACAGACGGAGCAAATAAATCAGCTACTTACGCAATTTACCGAACTGTTCCAATATCTGGAGGTAAAACTCAAATTCAGTTATTTACTGAAGCATCCGGCCCCGTAGCTACCCACGATGGCGTAATCCTTACTGCTGGCTGTGATAAAACTTACAATACTTGTAAAAACACTTGGAATAATACTATAAATTTTGGCAATATCCCCAGTTTTGGCAACTTTATGCCTGGGAATGACTTTTTGTTAAGCTCTCCAAAGCAAAGCTAAGTTTTTCTAAAGAATTAATCATCAAAAAAATATTTATAGTATAAAATATAAAATAAATTCAGTTTACCATGAACTACTTTTTTATTGTTTCTACACCAGCACCTTATAACGAACCGCAACCAGCACGACTAACGTTTTCTGATATTAGCTCTATACTTAGCATCGTTATTTCAGTCGGGGGGATTTTTGTAGTATATCTTGCTTTAAAATCAAAATCAGAAGCACAAGAGTTGGATAATAACACAATAAAACACACGGCTACTCAAATGGAGAAGCTAGAAGTAAGAATCGAAAAAATGGTTGATAAAGTCGTTGATAAAATCTCCACAAGCATGGATCGATTGGATAAATTGACTTTAGATTTATCTACAAGATTGGCGATTATAGAAAATGAACAAAAATCTTTATCAAATAATCAAAGGCAAATTGAGACAATGAGAGCTAAACAGGAAGATATAGATCATCGTCTTACTTTAATCGAACAGCAAATTAAGACTAAATCTTAAGTTGATAAAATTATTAATCTTGTTGAATAAATTACCATGAAATTTCTAGTAGCGAATCGCAACACTATTCTAAAATCGCACCTAACAGACTCCAGTTCCGAAAGTCTTCCCCAAGACTTTAGAGCAATCCAAATTAAAGCTGGACAAAAAGTGATTTATAATCAGATTCTCAAAAGAGAAAAAAATCACTATTTGCTAGAAATAAAGCCCCCGATTGAGGGTAAATTTAATTGGTACGCTTTTGCTAGTCACTTTGACGACCCTAATCCCCCTGTAGTCCGCAAGGATCAAGTTGAGGGTGTGTTTGATAGGCTTAACGATAAAATTACTGATTTTCAGTTTCAAAAATTAGATGAGTGCCTTAAGAAATTTGACATTACCACAGTACAAAGAGTCCGACATTTTTTAAGCCAAATAGCCCATGAATCAGCAGGATTAAGATTTATGGTAGAAATCCACGACGGCTCAAATTATGAAGGACGAAAAGACTTAGGAAATACCAGACCTGGTGACGGAAGAAAGTTCAGAGGTGTAGATGCCCTCCAGATGACTGGCAGAGCCAATTATCAGGCATTTGCTAACTATATAGACGATCAGCGTGTTATGCAGGGGTGGCGATATGTTAGCGAAAGATATTTGTTTTTACCTTCTGGGTTTTGGTGGATGAACAATAAAATGAACGAGTTGTGTGACCGTGGGGCAACCGTTGAACAAGTCACCCGTCGTGTCAACGGTGGTACAAATGGACTAGCTGAAAGAAAACGATATTATGAGAGGGCGTTAAGATTTATCTAAAATCTTGACAATTCAAAAAGTAACCTGTAATATTTAGTTAAAGCCAGAGGTTGTCATGAGAAAAGAATTTCGTCCGTTAATTTTACAGACAGTAGAAGGTTATCCGGCACTTATTAACTGTTACGAGATTATTACAATTACCTATTGCCCTATTGAAGATAATTACATAGTCGATGCGACTTCACAAGTGGGAATTGTAATATCTAATGTTGCGGCTAAGGCTTTAATGGAAGCGTTAACTACTGATTTATTTTTTTCCAATGATGACATTGACGAAAGAAAAGTTTTGCGGAGCGGTGGAACATTTGATAGATTTTTTTAATATTTAGATTTCTCCTTGGGTGATTTAAAACAGACCATTAACAAAATGGTCTGTTTTCTTATATCATAGAAATAGTACATGGCAGTTCTAATGGCAAAAAAGAAGAAAAAGGATGACAAATTAAGAGGCTCTCAGCGATCCCTTACTTCACCTAGTATCGTGTCGGTATCACGTCGCTACGATTTGGAGATTACGGAAAATCCTATCCGTGATCCGAGAATATCAAGAGAATTAATCGAACTTAATCAATGGTGCTATGAAGTCATCCACGCCCTTGATATGGCCGCTTCTGATACCTTTGCATCTGACGATGGAGACGATCAGGGATGGATAGTCGCAAAAAACCTTGATGATGAAGAAACTCCTATTAACCCAGAAGTATTTGCCATCGCAGAAGATATTAGGTTAAGAAAACAAAATTTTTCAACCTACATGATTGGTGGGGATAGACTCAAGAAAGCCCTAAGATGGGCATTAGGGAAGGGAGAATGTTTTTTAGAGTTAGGCATTGAACGAGAAGGGTTATCTGCCAACAAGTCTAAAGATTTTGGTGTAGCAAAGACTCTTTATTTGCCTACCTTTGAGATGTTTAGGAAAGAAACAGATCAAGGGGAATTAATTGGGTTTGAGCAAAGGAAATACGTTTCAGAGTCTGACCCTGATTATTTTTTTGAACCCTATAAAATCTGTCATATTCGCCATAATCCTGATTTTCTTTATGGTCGCTCTCTTTGGTTAGCTTCTTTAGATGCTTGGGCTGATGTTAAACAGGCTTTTGATAATTTGATTAGGGCATCTAATGACTTAGGAGTTTCTCCGACTCTGCATATTATGCCAGGTATTTCTACCGAGCAAGAAAAAATTTATGAACGAGAATTAGAAATCCGTAGAAAAAGCGGAATAATAACCGATCATATTCTCAGCTATCCTGGGCAAGATATTCGCAAAATGACTAATTTTAACTCTGATTTAACAGGGTTAATTGATACTCTTTTGCAATGCCGGTACAAGCTAATTATCCCTGGATTCCCGACCTATTTCTTCCCAGGATTGGAATCAAAAGGGGGAACTAAAGAGTTATCCCGGTCGCCTGATCGTCGCTATTCTAGGATGAGATACGGATGGTGTCAGCTTCTTAGCAGTGCTATCAAACAGGTAATTGACACAGAAATCATTCTCAGAAAAGGATTAGATTTTTATGCCGAAAATGCTAGAAATAAATATCGGATACTGTGGCCAGAATGGAGTGAATCTATAGATGGTCTATCAGGAGGGGAGGTTGAAGACACTGACTCTGATTTAACCGATAAAGAAACTAATAAACAACCTGTTAAGAAACTAAATATAAATCAAAATGATTAATCAAATTATTCACGGTGATTGTTTTGATGTTTTAAAAAATATTCCTGATAGTTCTATTGATTTAATCCTAACCGATCCTCCTTATGGACTTTCGTTCATGGGAAAAAATTGGGATCATGGTGTACCTGGTGTACAGTTTTGGATTGAAGCTTTACGAGTCGCTAAACCAGGAGCGCACCTATTTGCTTTTGGTGGGACTCGTACTTTTCACCGATTGGCAGTAGCAATCGAGGACGCTGGTTGGGAAATCAGAGATACCATTATGTGGGTCTATGGGTCGGGGTTTCCGAAGTCGCTTGACGTGAGCAAGGCGATTGATAAGATGGCAGGTGCGGAGCGGGAGGTGGTTGACTCAAAAGAGGTCTCCGATATGCGCGGTGGCAACTTTAAAACATCAAATGGCCGCATATTGGTTAACATCACCGTCCCCGCAACCGAAGCCGCAAAGCAATGGCAAGGCTGGGGGACTGCTCTAAAACCAGCCTTTGAACCGATTACGGTGGCTCGTAAACCTCTCACTGGCACGGTCGCGGAGAATGTGTTAGAGCATGGCACGGGTGCGCTGAATGTGGATGGGTGTCGGGTTCCACTGAACGGCGAGGTGCTTACAATGACAAGACCAGCAGCTAACCCCAATACAGATACGAAAGCCCCGCAAACAAACAGGTCTGACAAGCCGTTTGAGTATCGCAATGATCAAGGCCGCTGGACTGCCAACCTGATCCACGACGGCAGTGAGGAGGTGGTGGGGTTGTTTCCTGAGACAAAAAGCGGAAAGATGAAAGAGGGACAGATACGAACCAGCAAGCCTCTCTTCGGAAGCAAGACAGACCATATCGCTGAAACATACGGTGACTCAGGCTCCGCCGCCCGATTTTTCTATTGCGCTAAGGCCAGTAAATCCGAACGCAGTGAAGGTAATACTCATCCTACGGTAAAACCACTAGCATTAATGAAATATCTCATAACTCTAGGATTACCTCCAGGTGGGACAGTCTTAGACCCTTTTTGTGGTTCTGGCACTACTGCATTAGCTTGTAAGGAATTAGGTAGAAATTATATCTGTATCGAGAAAGAATTAGAATATTATCAGATAGCTTGTAACAGATTAGACCAACCTATAGAACCTATTCCAGATGAACCGATAGAGGAAATAATAGATAATTCTCCATTACAGTTAAAACTGTTTTAAATTTGATAAAATACAGTAAAACCAAGAGATAATTATGACAAATCTAAAAGCTTATGTTGTTTCCGATTCTAATAATAATGTTCTAGTCGCCAATATGACCGAACTGGAGGTTATTGAAGCTTTAAAAGATGAGGTGTCTAAGCTAAAAGCTCAGATCGGTGAACTTAACAAAGCAGAAACAGAAGCGTAAGTGGATTAGGGAACTGACAAAAAATAACTCTTGACAGTCAAGAGTTTATTATTTAATTTAAAGAGAAAATCCATGAATAACAATAACTTTGACGCTATTATCGAAGATTTGAGTATCGAAAACTTGAGAGCCGAATACGCCGAATTAACCGACTCATACGATAGCCTGATGTTTGATTATGAAACATTAAAATTAAAGGTAAAAATGTTAGAAATTAAAAACCTTAACCTAAAAGCTAAACTCAATAAATCAGAAAAACCCCAAGAATTAGTTTATGACGGATTAGGAGATAAATAACATGACAGATAAATTCAACCCAAAAGATAAAAAGTCAAGTAAACTTACCAAAAAGATGAGTAAAGAAGAATGGGAAATGCGAAAACCACTGCCGCCAGAAGTATTAATTTCTTCTTTACAAGAACCGATTCATAAAAACATTGGATGCTCTAAATTCGTTAAAGCATTGGAAAGCCCGATAAAACCATCGAAAGTAGAATAAGGTCATGGCAGATAAATTCAACCCAGAAGATAAAAACTTACAGCCAATTAGTCAGTTGCTAGAGAGAGCCGAAGTAACAGCCGATGACATCCAAAAAGCTATCGATGACTGGAAAAAGAAACCTCCGGATGATGAATTTAAAAACCTATTAGAACCTGAAATAAGTTATGAGTGATTTTTCTTTTAACCCTGGTACTCGACGCTATCGAGACAATCGAACGGGGAGATTTGTCTCTACTGAAAAAGTTAGACAAATCTCTCAACAAACTATTAATGCCCGTACTCAAAAAACAGATAAACTTACCCGTGACCTTTTACAGAAAAAAATAACTGTCAGCGAGTGGGAAGAAAAAATGTCGTTTGAGATTAAAGACTTGACTATTCAGCTTTATCGAGTTGGTAAGCCCGATATGAACGCTTCTGACTATGGCAGAATTGGTCAGATGCTTAGAATACAATACGCACGATTAAGAAAGTTTTCCCGTGATATTATTCTTGGTACTCAATCAGAGGCTCAAATAATCAACCGCTCTAAACAGTACGTTGCCAAGTCTAGGGAAGCTTTTGAAGAGGGGAATAGGAGAGGACACGCTCTAGTCAACAAGTGGGAAAAGAGAATAATTACCAAAAAAGAATCTTGCCAAGAGTGTCTTTTTTATGAAAGTGCCGGTTGGCAGCCTATTGGAACACTCCCCCGACCGACTGAAAGATGCACTTGTCGGGCCAATTGCGGTTGTTACTTTATTTTTTCTAACTCTAGGACACGACCTACTCAGAATATGCTTTCGTTAAACTTTGGATGGACGAAATAAAAAACGCAGGGTATCAATCCTGCGTTGTTTCCTCAGCTATACACTTTCTATGGAGACAAATATTTTGTATTGAAATTTTATATTTATAGGTTGGGCTGGAGACGACACTATTAATATAGATCAACCAAACATAAACGTCAAGTCTTTAGATAGAATTATTTATATAAGTATTTTTTATTGACATGGAACTAAAACTAACCCGCGCTGAATTAGAGATATTGCTACAGACCCGTCATCCTACCGACGACGAGATGCAATTAATCAATCAATTCAAACCCTACGGACTCGATCCGTGGGAATCATCGGAACTGATACGATTTGCTTTAATTGCTTCAAATAACTTAATTCACAGTTCTGGCCAGGTATGGGATAAAAATGTTTTAGAAACCATGGTAGCTAGTTACCCTGGATGCGCTTTGATGATCGATCATGAATGGAAGGATCAAACCAAAACTTTTGGGATGATCTATGATTCTTTTATTTATTCCTTGCCTCGTGTAAGCAAAGAAGGGATAGCACGAATCCTCGAAAAATCTCCTAATCCAAACGAAGATTATCGAATAATTCAAAAAGACGGCTATCATCAGGTCTTGGTTTTCGGTTTTGTAGAAGCGACTCACCCGATTATTTCAGAAATTTCCTATGGCAGAAAAGCCGATGTTTCAATGGGAGGAATTTTTTATGGCGAGTCGATTTGTCCTATCTGCGATATTCCTTACAGTGATCCTAAATGTCCTCACTACCCCCCGTATATGGCAGGGCTAGTAGATGAAGAAACGCTAACCCCTTACTATCGCCGTTCCGGAAAAATGGATTCTATCGAATGCAGTTTTGTTGCCAGTGGCAGTTGTCGCCAAGCAAGATTAATAGATTCCCGTCTCAATACTTTTGTTTTTACCTAAAACAGAAAGTTCTGTAGTACAATTATATCTAATAGTTAGTGATCAGCAATCAGTAATGAATACCCTAAAAGAAATCAAACGGGTTACTCCCGTAGTTATTAAAGATTCAGCAGAAGGAAGTGATACTCCTTCTCAAGAAGAAATCTACACTCTGACTCGAAAAGCCACTTTTCGAGGTGACTTAAAGCCTTCTGAAGGTGGTGTACCAGTCAAAAATTCCGACCCTGATCCCACTCCAGTCCCAGTCTTTGATCCCAAAATGATTCAAGAGATTGTACAAAACACCGTAGCAGAAACCGTAGCTTCGGTAAAACAAGCGATGGAATTGGAAAAACAATCTGCATTAGAATCCCAAAAGCAACAGTTTGAAACTACGAAAGCTACCCTAGAAGCTTCTCTCAATTCTGCCACGGAAGCTATCCAAGAATCCCACAAAAAAATCGCTCAACTAGAAACTAAAGTCACTGAATCGGAAAAGACGATTAATAACTTTGCTGACTTAGGAAAGCTTTACGGTTCTCAAACACCCGAAAAAATGCAGTTGCCTAACTTTAATAAAACCGTCGCTCATGATGCTGATAAAATTACAGGTGCGCTTGACGAAACCTTTGATTTGATTGAAGACATTCAGAAAAATTCTGGTGTAATCTATTCGGCTCCTGTAATGGGCGGTAATCAGACAGTAAACCTGTACGATAAAGTACGATTAGATCGCCATGTTAAAAATAACCGGCAACAGATTGTCAACTCTTTAGATGATTGGGGTCGCAAACAAGGCTGGTTCAGAGGGACTCGTTCGGCTCCTGTAATGGGCGGTCAAGTTTCAAAAAATGCCCCAACGACTGCGGCGGATTTGCCTCCGTTTTTTCTTGACACTTTGTCAGCAATTCTCCGTACAACTCAAATCCCTGGGTTTGCCTTTTGGCAGATTCCTAATTACGCATTAGACTTTACGGCTCGTAATGGAACTGTTATCCGAATTCCTCGATTAAATTACCTAACAAGTTCCCCGTCGGTAAGCGATTATCAACTATCAGGAAAGGGTGAGTATGCTGATCTGACTTCTGAATCAGATAATAATAGTGCGTCTAGCGTATCGGCAGAAATCTTTGAATATGGGCGCGGTAAAGTAGGTGCTTCTACTGCAATCCGACCTGTTTCTATCCCAACTTTCACTGAATATTTTAGTGCGATGGGAATGATTGATTGGATGCAGAATACGCTGTATTACGACTATGCAAGTTTTGATAATACCATGATCAAAACGATGCTTGATAGCACGTCACTGCATTTGTATAACAAAAAAGGCAGTCTTGTTACTTCTCCTACTGGATTATCAGCAACAGGAGATGATGGAACTTTTACCAAAGGATTCTTGCGGCGATTATATCAATACGCCCACGATAACAAGTTCCAGATGTATCCCGACCAGACGTATTTGCTATTCTTAAATTCGACTCAAATTCTGCAATTAAAAGAGAGTTATAATGACGATTGGCAAGCAAATACGACTCGCGATCTTGACGCTTTACTAAATATTCTCAATCCGTCTTATATTCCCCCTGGGGATACTGGAAGGGTTAGCTCGTATTTAGGGTTGGTAGAAAAATTCCATATTTTTGAAACTGGCAATAGTGTCGGTGTCGGAGCGGCTGGTCAACCCGGTGTTCAAAGTGAAACATTGGGCGGTTCTTTAGGTGCTAGAACTACCCGTACTGGTTATTTAATTGGAGCCGGTGCGTTAGGTGTTGGTGTAGGGATGCCGTTTCAAATCACTTTTGATAATGTCACTCAATTTGATCGTCGGATTCGCGCAACTTGGTTAGCGTGGCTCGGCTACAAAACTCTTGATGTAGATCCTATTGGGACTGGTGAAGCTTCTCAACAATTGCGAGTAGCTGAATTACGCACCCTAGATGTAGCTGTATAAACCCTATCTTTCTAACAATTATGGCAAGCAAAGAAACCACCATAGAAGAAACTCCATCTATCGCAACAAGTGGAACTAAAAATCTTCCCCTGACAAATGGAACCAATGAGGTCACTTATAACAATCTGAAAGCATTGGGCTATCCAGTCTGCAATCGGTGTAAAGGTCAACTCAGAACTGATCTCGATCATCGTCCATTTTGTCCAGTTAACGACACCAGTTGTCCTCTATTGAGCAAAATTTCCTAATGATTTTTAGCATCGATGACCTCTCTATTTTCGCACCATCAGTATCTTTACCAGAAGATGCCGTCACTGGTGCGATTTACTTTGTCCAGTCAATTATCGAAGGCGATAGAGGAGCGGATCGACCTTTAGAGATTACGCGCCACCGGGAAAAGCTAAGAGTTAATCTAAAATTCCAAAATTTTAGATTAACTTATGTCAGTATAAATACTCCAATTATCAGCAATCCTGCACCAATAATTAAAGCTAGACTAGGCAATATTACCGATGGATTTAATCGGGCTATCGCTCCCGATAGTTGGCAAATTTTAGGTTCTAACGACTACATAATCGATATAGACGGGCAAATTCACCTATCTACTGCGATTGGTAGATCGTGGGGGTATGGCGGCTATCGTGGCTACAGTCGGGAACCATATCCTGAGTTTTCTGAGGCTGATGTAGAGTATTCCAGTGGCATTGATTTTACCCAAGATACCCGACAAACAAAAGAGATAAAAGCGGCTTTTGGCCGTATTTTAGATTGGGTATGTAATACTGGTTCTTTTAAGGGTGTTTCCTCGGTTGAATTGCCTTTTGAAGAGGCAAAAATCAATTATGGGACTGGTCAACTTGGTACAATTCCTGATGATTTGTTAATGATATTTAAAAAGTATCGCCCAACAAGATTATGAGAGCAATTTTTATCTGTCCACTTCCCCCGACTCTTAATGATCAAATAAGATTAGCTCGTGCAAATAAATTTAAAAGCGCAACTACTAAAAAAGAATGGGATTTTAATATACAAAAACTTATTATAGAACAAAAAATTCCATGTTTTCCTGACAAAGTATGGATGCTTTACGAATGGCGAATTAAAAACTTTGGACGTGACCCTGATAATGTTTGTGGTAGCGCAAAATACGTTAATGACGGACTGAAAAAAGCGGGGGTTATTGTCAATGATAATTTAAAATATATCTATGGATACGATTCAATATTCACAAAATGGACGAAAGACGAATTAAAGTTAACAATTAGTAATAAACCAATTCTAAACAAAATTTTTATAGAGGATGATAATAGCAATGCTATATCTTAAACTAGACCCGTCTATTGTCTGTGTTTTGATTGTTTTCGCCTGCTTGATTCATTCTTTCTTTACTCCTGAAACTACTGACACCTACGGCAATGTTATCGTAGCAATTGTTTCAGGATACCTCGGCTACTTAAAAGGTTCCGATACTTAACTACCTTGATCAAATCTTGCATAAAGTTTAATTCTCCGTCCTAGTTTTGCGGCAATTCCTAGCTGCTGGCTTGTCGGAGACTCAAACACATTTAACTGTCTGACAAGACCGATTCTGCCATTAATCGTTACCTGTAATTCTCCTGTACTCATGATCGGGAACGGGTAATCTTTAGGCTTTACCAATCTTCCCTCAAAATATTCACAATCGAGATAACTACCTTCTTGTACTTCTGCCACAGGCGGTTTTGACTGTTGCAACCAACAAGCAATTACTACAGACTCTATAGAAGATGCTCGCATAACTGGATTACCAACGGCATCAGTAGTCATGGTAGAGCCTGTAGCCACAGAAAAGGATAGAGAAGCATTAGCCTTAATTGTGGGATTTTCTAGAAACTTTCCCGCAACTCCAATAGCACTGTCGAACATTTGTATTAATATAAATTTTTCTAATCTTAGTGTATCAAAATTATCTTGACAATTCAATCAAGAAGCCATATAGTTTAGCTATAGTAAATTTACAGAGGCTACATTATGAGAAACAATTTATCAGAGCCTGAAAACTGGTTAGATAATCTTTCTGGATTAATTTCTGATCAGGAAACTTTTAAAAAAGCATTAGAATATAGGCGTGTTTTTTGTCAGAATGTATCCTCAGAAACTATCTTTCATTCCCTAACAGATGATTTAAGCGATCTTGATCCTTGGACAAGAGACTTAGTGGGGGTTGTCGATTTAGGATCAAAAGACCCAAAAGAATCGTATATTGATTATTTAGTGGAGAAGTATCGGTGAAACGAGTCTTATTCAATAGTGATGTATTGCTAGATGTTTTGGGTAAGCGTGAACCACATTTTCAAGCATCTGCACAAGCATTAAATACAGTTAAGATAGGTAAAACTCAAGTAGAAAAAGATATTAATTGATAATTGAAAAGAGCTAAAACATGAGTATCAAACAATTTCAAATAGAGTTTAGTGGGGAAAGCTCAGAACATCTCGAAGAAATATCTCAGCAGTTGAATTTATCGGGGGCTGAAATTATTCGCAAAGGATTAAAATTGATGGCTTTATACGCTAAATCTCAGGCAGAAAAAGATACTCGGTTAATACTTGAAAAAAATGGCGATCAAAAAGAGATAATCATCTAAAAGAGGTGTTATGGTATGGATGCGAATCTAATAAAAAACCTTAAAAAAGACTTAATAGAATTAAGAAGTCAAATTTGGGATAAAATGTCGGATGCTCAAAAAGAACAATATTATCAAGATGAAGCTAACAATGCTATCAGCGTTGAAAACATTATTTCTTTTGTACATGAATACTCTGATAGAATAAAAAAAGAAATTGATAATCCTAATTTTCAGAATTTATTTGACAGAAGATTAGAGATGAAAATCACTTGTTTTGACAATTTTTGGGAGGAATTAGACAATGGAAGATAAATTCACGCTAGAAGATTACATCTATGTTCCCATTGAACCAGAAATAGCAAGAAAGCTACTCAAGCATCACGAAAAAGACTGGAAACCTTCCGACGAATTTAACAGCTTTTATTGTTGCTTAAAACAAACATTGAAAGACTTTGACAATAGATTTGAACCTCAAAAAGAAGAGTCTGAATTTTAACTTAGGAGTAATCATGTCTCAACCTATCGAACTTTCTTTAGAACAGCAGTTCAATATTCGTTCTTTTCAGTCTCAGGTAGAAAAAATGAGCCAAGAGCAAGCGCAGGATTTCCTGATCAAGCTTTACGAACAAATGATGGTCAGAGAAAATATGTACAAAGCTTTTCTTAAGCATCGATGGGGATTAGATGATAATCCCTTTCCAAAACCAGAATAATACTACAGTGCCAGTTATCGGTTATCGGATCAATGTACACTAACCCAAAAAACCAATGAGAACCATCTGGAAGTACCGGGCCCGCGCTCGTTGTTGCGAGATTGAAATGCCTTTAAACGCAGAGATATTATGCGTTCAGTTGCAGAATAATATTCCTACACTTTGGGCATTAGTAGAAACAGAAGAACCTAAGAGAATTTTTGATATTTTGACTTACTATACTGGTGACGATACTGATGACGCTTTGGTAGATAAAAAAGGACAATACATTGGAACTTATCAACTAGCTGGATTGGTACATCATGTATTTGTTAGACCTCATCCTGTATCTCCTTAGATAGACCTTTCGTACATTTGTTAAAGTTTCTGATCGCATCCCTAATATTTGCCTTTCGTAAAAAATTCTCAAATAAAGAAGGACTTATGACTATTGCAGAAATTGACAAAAGAATATTGATTCTTTTTCAAAAAGTAAGAGAATTGCTTGCCAATGAAAAAGAATCAATCAAAAAAACATTAGCAGAAATAAAATTTCTTGAACGAAGTAGAGGTAAAATCAATTATGACTCTTGAAGAAATCAACGCAAAACTGGACTTGCTTCTAGAAGAAATAGAAAACTGGAAACCTAAATCTGATTTATATCTTAAAGAAATAAAAGCCTGGAAGCAACCCAATATTAAAGAAAAAGGAAAAGCCAATGTTTAATGCAATCTACAAGCCCAATCAGTTGATTTTAGGCAGTGGCTATATTGCTATCTGTACAGGATGGACTCCTGCTAAGTCAGTAGCCGCAAAACTTGATCCTTCTGATTATGCTGTGATCGGGAACCTCTATAGCGCATCAAGGGGAATTAACTTTCTGGTTCGCAATTTGTTAGCTAATCCCCACGTTTGCGATCTTGTTGTAATGGATTCAACTCGTGAAGACAAAAATTCTGGTAGTGTTCAATGCTTGAAAGATTTCTTTGAGAATGGAGTTTATAAAGGAAAAAATGATGTAGGGAAAGAGTGTTGGGTAATTGATTCTTTAGTGAAAGGATACATTGATATAGATATTCCTTTAGAAGTTTTAAATCAATTACGGTCTTCTGTTACTTTAAGAAATAATCTCACAACTTACGCAATTCTGATGTTGAGGCTATCAGTTTATGGTGCTAATAAACCGTGGGCAGAACCGATGGTTTTTCCCTACAATGAACCCACATCAGAGGTAAAACCTGGTTCACGATATGGTCATCGGATTGAAGGTAAAACCATTGCTGAAACTTGGATAAAAATATTGCAAAGAATCAAAACTATTGGCACCATCAGACCTACTGGGTATGATGGTAAATGGCAAGAGTTAATCGACTTAATGGCAATTGTCACCGACGAACCAGAAGACTTTTATTTCCCAGAACCTAATTACTTACCTTTAGATAGAAAATATCTAAAGAACTATATCCCACAAATACTTAGTGATGCTGATTATCGAGAAGGGGTTAAATATACCTATGGTCAAAGATTACGCTCTTGGTTTGGTCAGGATCAGATTAAAGCAGTTATCCGCAAATTAATCAAAGAAATCGACTCTGCCAGTGCAGTTATGTCCCTCTGGGATAGCGGGAGTGGAAACTATCAAATACTTGCCGAACATAACAGTTGGCGTGGACACGATTATCATACAATCGTGCGAGGAGAAAGAAAAAAAGGAGATTCAGATCATAATCACAGCGGATCTCCCTGTCTCAATCATATCTGGGTAAGAGTAGTAGATAATGAACTGTCTTTAACAGCTACCTTTAGAAGTAATGATATGTTTTCCGCTTGGCCAGCAAATGCAATGGGATTGCGTGCTTTACAGCGTCATATCAGAGATGAAATTGCTAGTCAATCTGAGTACGATTTAACAATGGGCCCACTGATTACTATTAGTCAATCAGCCCATATTTACGATGACTGTTGGGAAACCGTAGAACAATTACTTGCTAATCAATACCAATCAATTATTAGTCAAGAGTTTCGAGTCTACAGTGACCCTGCTGGTAACTTCTTAGTAGAAACAGATGGCAATAATATCACAGTCAGCCAGCTAACTCCTAGTGGTGAATTTGTGGGAAAATGGGAAGGTAAGAATCCTTTGAAGCTAATCCGTCAAATAATTGCCGATTGTCCCAGTATTGAATCTTTTCATATCGGCTACCTAGCTAGAGAAATTGAACGGGCATCTCAACTAAAAACAAATTACACTCAGGATAAATAAATGCCAACACAAATCATCCCAAAAGGACAATCCTTTCCCGACGGCACTTATCTGTATAAATGCCCTTGCTATGCTAATCCTTGTAAATTGTGTTTTGACGGCAATGAGACTGCTATAATTAACTCTTTAAAGACAGCAAAAGGACAACAATATTATGGCAACTTAAAAGCTTATTTGGCTATAAAAGGACAGATCATTATATCTACTGCAAAGTCAATAAAAGAAAAAAATAACGGCAAATTTACAATGATTAATATTACAGAATTAGCTGATACTCTAGGGTTTCCTAGAACACGAATTAAACCTTTAATAGAATATTTAGAAGAGTGTGGCTTTATAAAAGCTGGAACTTATGATAGACTGAAAATATCAATCAATTGGCAACCGACAAAGATGTAATTACTTCAAATTAAATTACATGGTAAACGGGAAAGAACCGAATGGAAAAGAGTGTTTAATTAAAATAAAATGGAAATAAAGGAATTAAAGCAATTTTGCTGTGATAGAATTGCTAACGGACATAAAACTATCACTCTAGAAACAGAATCAACTCGATTGCTAGTAAGTCACGGGCCTATTGGAGAACTACTGTGTATTAATAAACGAGGCAAGCACGTTGTTTTGTATGATGCTTTAAAAGTTTTACAGTTTCTAGATAAGCTTGAAAATCAAGAAATAAAATCAAAAATTAGGAGTAAATAAATGACTAAAAAAGATTTCCCAACACTAGCAGTTCTAAGTATTACTAGCGGGCGATTACTGACACAACCAAAAGACGCAAGCGAAGGTAACGGCTTTGATCAGATATACGAAGTATTAGAATGGATGACTGACGATTTGCTAAATCGTCCCAATTGGTGCGATTTGGCAGAAGAGTGTAAGCAGTGGATTTATCAATGGCATCCTGAGATTATCGAGGCAGACAAATGGATAGAAAACAAATTGATAGAAAAATGCGAAGCTGAGGACGTGAAAGCTTGCCAAACTGCAATGCTTGCAAAGTTTGGTGAGACGATCACGTTACAGAAAATTCCACAAGGCTATCACAATTTTAAAAATCTGTAGGAGTAAATAAATGATTAACGTAATTCAAAGAAGTGGAGAAACTCGTCCTTTAGACATCACTAAAATTCGACGAGTAGTTGAATGGGCGTGTGAAGGGTTAGAAGTAAATCCCCTCGCTTTAGAATCAGGATTAACTTCTCGATTACGAGATGGGATTACCACTAGAGAAATTCAAGAAAATTTAATCAATGTAGCTACACAATTGTTTTGTGTGGAAAAAACCGATTGGAAGTATGTAGCCGGAAGACTTCACATCTGGGGATTATGGAAAGATACAAGGATTAAAAGAGAAATTGGCGGCTATTTATCTCGTACGGTTTTTAAAAGATTAGAAGGAACCGACTACGCTAAATATGTCCAGTGGCAAGTGGGTAGAGGTATTTATGATTCAAAAATCACAGAAATCTATGACGAAAACGATTTAAAGATTGCAGGAGAGTGGATATACCCAGAATACGATAAAGATTTTGACTACGCTGGTGCAATCATGCTGTCAGAAAGGTATTTGCTTGATTGTGAATTACCTCAAGAGGCTTTCCTGACTTGCGCTTTATTACTTGCGAGTGTAGAGGAAAACCCAGAGAATAGATTAAGAATTGCGTTTCAAATTTACTTAGCTATAGCTCAAAGAAAAATCTCTTTAGCTACTCCAATTTTAGGCAATCTAAGAACCCCTAATGGTTCTTTAAGTAGTTGCTTCATCGTAGCAATGGAAGACAATCTAGAGAGTATTTTTAGCGAGATTACTAATACTGCTCGCATCTCGAAAAATGGTGGCGGTGTCGGGGTGAATGTAAGTAGAATCCGTGCCACTGGTAGCTGGGTAATGGGGAAAGCTAACGCTTCTGGTGGGATTATACCCTGGATTAAATTACTCAACGATACAGCTATTGCAGTCAATCAAGGGGGAAGACGCGCCGGGGCTGTCACTGTTGGGGTTGATATTTGGCATCTAGACGTGCCAGAATTTCTGGAAATGCAGACAGAAAACGGTGATCAAAGACGTAAGGCTTATGATGTTTTCCCCCAATTAGTTATCCCCGATGAGTTTATGCGTCGGGTAGTAGATAAATCTGAGTGGACATTAGTTGATCCTTATGAGGTTCGGGCAAAACTAGGGATAGAATTAGCAGAATTATGGGGCGAAAAATTTGAAGATGCTTACAAATTAATTGAAGATAATCTAGGGACAGAAATTACTCTCTACAAAAAGGTTAATGCTAGGGAATTATTTAAAGATGTTATGCGCTCTCAAGTTGAAACAGGTATGCCCTATCTTGCCTTTAAAGATACCATTAATCGGGCTAATCCTAATAAACACGACGGGTACATCCCTCAAGTTAATTTGTGCTGTGAAAGCTTTTCTAATGTCACACCGGGTAAAACGGCCCATTGCTGTAATTTAGTTAGTCTTAATCTTGCTAACATTGACACTCCTACTAATTTATCAGAAATGTGTCATCTTGCTGTCAGGATGCTTGACAATACTATCGACCTCACTTGTCCCCCAATTGGCGAGGCTAAAGAACATAATGATAAATATCGAACGATTGGAGTTGGGGTTATGGGATTAGCTGATTGGTTAGCTAAACGTAAATTATCGTATAAATCTTTTTTATTTATCAACATTTTGTTTGAAAATATTAGCTATTTTTGTACTCAAGCTTCAATAGAATTAGCTAAAGAACGCGGACATTATCAAGCCTTCTCTAACAGTGAATGGAGTCAAGGTAAATTATTAGGGGCTAAACCAGTAGAATATTTTTCAAGTAATGCTAGCCAACCAGGGAGATGGTATCAATTAGCCAAAAGTATTCAACAATTTGGCATTAGAAATTCTCATATTACTGCTGTAGCTCCCAACACTACTTCTTCCTTAATTCAAGGTTGCACTGCCAGTGTTTTGCCCGTTTTTAAGCGGGTATTTACAGAAAAGAACTCAAAGGGTGCTATCCCTAATTGCCCTCCTTTTATTAAGGATTTTTTTTGGTATTATCAAGAGAATCAAAATCTTGATCAAAAGATTGTCGTTCAAGCGATTGCTGAAATGCAAAAATGGATTGATACAGGGATTTCTATGGAATTACTATTTAACCTTAATCAGGGTGTTTATTTTCCTGACGAGCCTAACCGCGTATTAACAGTTAAAGAAATTTACGAGACTCTAGTTTTAGCGTGGGAATCAGAATGTAAAGCAGTCTATTATGTACGGACTGTTCAAAAGGATAACTTTAAAGATAGCTGTTCTAGTTGTACTAATTAACCATGAATATCATTTTTTCTGTTATTTCTACTGTCATTCTATCTATTATGAATATTGTAGTATCTACAATACTTGTACTAATTTTTGTATGATTTATTGTAGCTATTATTGTTGAAGCTCTTAAAGATTTTATCAATACTCGAAAAAATAAATAATCATTATGGATATTGTATTAGTAGTTATTAACTTTCTAGCAACTATTGTATTAAGTATATTTTTACTTTATACTGCTTTAATTTTTGCTGTTGTCTTGTGTAGAGTGTTTTTTAGATTTAAGATTAATTTAATCTACACAGTTAAACAATTTAAATACTATTTAACAGATGAATATAATCGGATTAGTTCTTGTAAATATTATAACCCTGAAACCCATAAAGATTTTAATTTGAAATGTAGTGTAAATCCCTCTATTTCTTGTGTACAATGTAAAGACTGGGAGCTAAAGTAAAGTAAAACTATGTCATTGATCAGTCTTAGCAATAAAATGCCCATTTCCCCGATCTTCAATCTGTCGGGAGATGATGCGATCGAAAACCGTTCGATCTGGTTTGGTAACACCACCAACCTGATGCAATTAAACGATGTCCGCTACACTTGGGCGGTGGGTTTATATCAACAGATGCGTGAGAATTTTTGGATCCCGCAAAAAATAGATATTACTCAAGATATAACTGACTATAATAATTTAACTCTTGACGAAAGACGTGCCTATGACGGTATTTTGTCTTACCTAACTTTTCTTGATTCTGTACAAACCTGTAATATTCCTCACTTAAAATCTTGCGTCACAGCCCCAGAGATCAGCCTTTGTATGGCAGAACAGATTTCTCAAGAGGCTATGCACAATCAAAGTTATCAATACTTGATTGAGACTATTATTCCCTCAAACAAAAGGGCTGAAATTTATGATTTATGGCGCACCGATAAAATTCTTAGAAATCGCTGTGAATTTATTGCTAGTTCTTATCAACAATATATTGACAGCCCAACACAGAGTAATTATTTTGGTTCTCTGTGTTCTAATTATATTCTAGAAGGACTGTATTTCTATAATGGGTTCCAGTATTTTTATAATTTAGCTTCTAGACATCTAATGGCTGGAAGTGCCGATATTTTTAGGATGATTAATCGAGATGAATTGAGTCATGTTCGTTTGTATCAAAAATTAATTATAGAAGCATTGCAATTATTCCCAAAAGAGTCAATTAAAAAAGGTATAGCAAGTTCATTTTTAGAGGCTGTCAATCAAGAAATTAATTGGTCTAACCATATTATCGGCAATCAAATACTGGGCATTACTGAAGAAAGTATAGATCACTATACTAAATACCTTGCTAATATTCGACTAAAAGCCATCGGCTTAAATCCAATTTTTACCGAGGACAAATACAAAAAATCTCCCTATTCCCATTTAGAGAAATTCTCTGATACTCAAGGGGAAGGTCACACTAAGTCAAACTTTTTTGAAGCAACTGTTACCAGTTATGTTATGTCTTCTGGCTTAACGGGATGGGATGATATTTAACAGCATCGCTCGATAAGACAGAAAGCCGTTGATGCCACCTTTTTTTCGGTTGTGCTAAAAGGTGGTTATTATTGCCACTCTTGTCTTGCTATGTGATCAATTCTGCTGGTGGAATACTAATTCCAGCTAAGTATTTTCTGTAATTCAATTTAAATTCTCCAAATATTTTCTGATTTTATTTTACCTTAAACATCAGACACAAGAGGTGGACGATTTTTAAAAGGATGATCGATAGGAAGATTGGCATACATATTCCACCGCTTCCATGCAAGGTAGCCCTCTACGAGCCGAACTTGCCAAGATGAAAGAGCGAGCGTCATAATGATTTCCGCAATCCAGTCGTTCCAGGAAGAAATACTCGACGTGCCTACATCAGACCCCAAGCGGATGCCCGTGGTGCTGAGTGCGCCAGTCTGACCCGTCAGCACCGACTGCGCGCCGCCATTGGCCGAGATCGAGTTCGCATTTGCCGCGAGTCCTGCCGTGCCGAAAGCACCTGTCAGCAATTGCGGTTCGGTGCCAAGGCCAGTTATCTGCGGAGAGAAGGTGCCAGACCCACCTGCAATTTGCAATGCAGTCCCGGCATTCGGGCCTGAACCAAAATAGCCCTGCGGATACGTCGATCCAGTCGCAAGTGTGTCTGGATTGACCCCTTTGGCGACAAAAATCCGCCGATAAGTGGACCCGCCGAGAAGCCCCGCCCCAGACACAACCGCAAAGGTGCAAAACTGGCGGTTGGGCGCAATGTTGAAATTGGGCGTGTCGAGCCTCGTCGCCCCGGATGCCGTGAAATTAACGACATACAATCCATTTACTATCGTTACATTTGGTTGGCGCGTCGCCGCCGTGGCGTGCCTGTTAAATCCACTTTTATCACGCCACTCGCTCACGCCCGTGACAATTGTAAAATCAGCCGCATCTAGCCACAATGAAAGCGTTCCAATAGGTAAATCTGCGGGTGTCCATAATCGGGGACTAGCATCGATTATTAGCATTAATTAAAATTACAGACCTTTAAAAATCGCTATCAAATTAATTACTGTTTTTCTAAAGAAAGCAAATACTTTTCGTAGAAAATGCTGATTACTTCCACCTTTTAAGATAAAAATACTATTATTTTTATCGCAACCAAAAGTAGTATTATCAGTAGCGTCAAACCAGAGATAAAGTCTTTTAGATTTTAGTTCTACTGGTGTCCACAATTGCGATTCTTGTGATTTTTTAGATTCAAACATAACAAAACTCCTACAAGAACTAATTATTAAAAACCGCAGACACTTTGAGAATATTTTGATTTAGCAATTGAGCCAACAGATTTTCGTCGTTGAATTGTTCTGTCACTGCTTGCAAAATATCCGATTCAGAAATCGGATTTAATTTATCTTCAATATTAATAGAAAGCGCGAGTCTTGGAGCTTCCCCAAACACTGCTGCCGTCATTCCCAATTTAGCTACATTCAACTTGACATAAGGATTAAAAACAATCATTTCTGATAGAATCCTTTTGTAAACATAAAATCGGACAGATGTATCATCGATTAAATTAGGCTTGATTTCACTATCAAAAAAAGCTGAATTAGTTAACATTTCATTGAAAGACCCAGAAACATTTGTTAATGCAATTTGGTATCTTTCAATATATTCGGGACTATTTAAAAATAAGCTTTGAGCAGTTAAACTATTAGGCATTTAAGTTAGCGATGCTGTTTCGCGGAAAATTAACAAAAAAGGGATACTCAATGGTCCACCAGTAACGCTGGTAATATCGAATCGAATTTCTTGAGCAGTAGTAATAATTTGTCCTTGTCCAGATACTGTAAAATTAGCCCGGGCAGTAGTAAGAGATAGACTAGATAGTCCTGGTATTGCCCCAAAAGAAGTGCCACTGCCAAAGCTAAAAGTTATTGTAGCACTTCCTACGGTTGTGCGTAAATTTCGCACTTCTAAAAGAGTAATTTCTCTTAGAAAAGAAGTAACAGGAATCTGCTCTGTAGCAGAAATGTTCCTAATAGTTACTTTTTCATCTCGCAACCGACTAGCAACCCATCGGGCTGTAGTAATCGAATCTAAAGTATCAGTAGGCCCAAGAAATTCTTTCACAATACTAAGCTAGTAATTTGGCTACAAATCCATTCACAGGAGGTACTGCTGTAGAGGCAAAAGTTAGACGGATTGAAGTATTACTCAATCGTTCCGTAAAAACTCCTACAGTATCCCTATTACCGCTATTGCGAATTACTTCTACGCTGGGATTAGTATCAGTCAGGGTATGTGTGATCACAAACACCGTATTAGTGCCATCTCCAAAAGGATTAGTAGTTACTGATCGCCGTCTTCCGGACCAACTGGCAAGCAAGGAAGGGGTGACATATTTGGCTGTGTCTGTTCCCGCTTCTAGTTCGGCTAAAGTAGCACGCTGTACTTTACCCGATGTGGTTTCACTTGCGTCAGGAACTCCGGCCCCATGAACTTGCCAGATTATAGGAGAAGTTCCCAAAGTCACGGATTGAGTAATCTGCCTGTAAGTCACGCCCTCATCGTTATTCCCACTACCAGAGGCAACAGTTACAATCGCGTTTCTGAGTTCGGCTCCTGTACTAGCGTCAGCAGTGCGGGTAGCTGCAACAGAAGCTCCGTTCCAATTATAAAGTCCGTTCTCTGTGTTATTAGTTTGATTTGCTGCAATAAAGCGAGAATTGGCTAAACTCATAGTTACCCCACCAATTGTCGAGCCAGGAGCATTTAAATTGATATTTGATGGGGCAGAAGCAAATACTGCGTCCTTGTAATCAAACCCTTCCAGAAGAGCATTTAACGTACCAAAATTGACCAAATCGTTAGGATTTTCTGGGGCAACAGAAGCCCGAATTTTTCCTTTAAATTCAGTGTCAGACCAAAATTCAATAAAAGTCATAATTACCTCGATAAAATTGCATAACCACTAAAGGGACTACTAAAAATAATTTGAGTAGTATTTAAAGAAAGGTTTTGTACAAAAGCTTCTATTTTTACTCCTCCTGAACTAAAAACTTGAGTTTGTGGCTCAAAGCCTAAATTATGAATAATTGTCCAGGTTGCGGAAGGAGTAGCTTGAGTATGCTTGTAAAAAGCACTTCCTTCTCCTGGACTACCGGGAGAACCTCGAACATCAACAGCAGAGCTAATTGAAGAAACTAATCCAGATATTCCAATATACCCACCCGTGGCAGGAGGAGTACCCGAACCTCCTACCCAATTAACTACCTGAAAAACCCGGCGATTACCATCAGTAACTAGGGACAAAACAGGCGACCATCCAGCACCTCCAAGAGTAGCTGAAACAATTACTTGCCTAGAACTTCCAGTTATTTCAATTGGCATCAAACTTCCCCCCTAACGACTACGGGAATTAAATCTAGTCCTAAAGGTTCAACAACGAGCCGATTAGCAATAGTTTTAGATGCCTCTAGGTCAGCTTGCCAGTAATCTCTTCCTGCTTTTGGTTGTGCAATTTCCTTAAAAGCGACAGGAGTAACGTCCATTCCATCCGTAACGTTGCTATCGATAATTAAATGAAAATAAGTATAATTTTGATATTCAATTGGGTCTTCTCCCTCATTAGCAGGTAAAATAAAATTGCCAAATTGCAAACCATCGATCCGACCGACTGCCATGCGATCTTCACCGAATTGCTTTGCTACATAAAAATTAATGTTCCATGTAGTAAAATCTCCCTGAATAAAAAACTCCTCATCCCAAGTCGATCCCTTTTTAATCTCAATAACAATTTCACTGGCAATCGTAGGATACAATTGCCCTTTAAGAAAATAGTTACCAGTAAGGACTTTTTGAGCCATCGATGAGGTGCGTACTGTTTCTTGTATTATATCTTGAATTTTCTTTTTTGAGATATAATAAAAAGTAATCATATTTATACCTTATACTACTGCGCTCTTTTATACCACCCGGGAGTGCGGTTATTTTTTTGTCTTGACAATTCTATTAAGACTATGAGAAAATTTTTTTAAAGATTGACTTGGATTACCGCCCTACGAGGGAGCGGTATTTTTTTATCTATCCGTATTACATATACTACAAATACTAGAGAGCGATTGTTAGATTGTAAATAGATTGTAGATAAGGTTATCTACAATCGAAAGCTTTACAGGGTATAGGTTTTAGACTTTGTAGATATTGTCAATGCCTTATAGAGGAAAAGAGAAAAAAGAAGATATACAGCAAAGTCAGCAATAAAAGTGATTAAACGCAAAACTGACTCTATTGACAAAATGCTGTATTTTTGGCTAATCAGGGAATTTTAGAGGTGAGAAGTGGTTCATCGCTAATCTGTTCTTTTTGTATTTGATTGTAGATAAGGTTATCTACAATCAAAATCCTTACCCCGACTAGGTTTTAGACTTTGTAGATATTGTTGATGCTCTATAGAGAAAAAAAGATAAAGAAAACAAACAAGGTCAGCAATAAAAAAACAGACTCAACAGTAAAACAAAAAATACACACGGGGTAATTATTAACAATATCTACAAAGAAGTACAGAAATAATGAAAGCTATATATATCAATACTTTTACCCTTTTTATCTTTGTTAATAAGGGTATTTACAACCTATTTACAAACTAACAATCTAATTAATCGAAGTCAGCAATAAAAACATAAAAAATCCTGACACGGGAATAAGGCTAACAACATCAACAAAGTCTGAAACCTATATATATCAAGGATTCCATTGTTAATAGCTTTATCTACAATCTATTTACAATCTAACAACTAGCCAAGCTCCGAACATTAGATAATAAAAAACCTCTGTAGGGACTACAGAGGTTTGCTTTATCAGTTATGTACCAGTTATGGTGTCAATTTCTGTTTTTTATTTTAGCAGTAAACAACTTTGTTTATTGATTTTCCCCTAATATCCCCCCATTAACTCGATTTGTTCCTCTAGAGTAGAGTTCTCGCTCTCAAGCTTTTTAATTCGGTCTTTTAAGCCGAGGATTTCATCGATATAGTCAACTTCTCGATAATCCAATTCGTCGATTTTGGCAGTCAATTCAGCGACTTGGCTCTCAAGTCGCTTGTTAGTCTCAATTGCCTCACTTTTGACCTGAAACCCGGCTAAGGTGTGAAGGAATAAGCGAACGCCCAACTGCATTACTTTTAGGGCTAGTTCGTGATTGTCTTTGATTAACCACTGACAGATTAAATCTTCTGGTATCAACGCAACACCTTGTAACCCGCCTGCTGTCTCGATTTGAGCCTGTTCAAGACCCTTTTCACGCAAACCCCTCATAGTCAAGCGGCGAGAAATAGTCGAAGGTATTTTTCCTGACATCCGGGCATATCCACTAATTGAGGCAAAGCTCTCACCGGTCTCGGTATTAATAATTAATTCAATACCATCGTGATCAAAACGCTGTAAACTAGAATTAGTCATGATTTACTCTGTAGTAGTAATTGTGATGAGTCCCCCGTTAACGCGGGGGCATACCAATATTATACCGTATTTAAAATGTGTCTGACAAATTTGACCGATGTGGTAGGTATTCAGCAAAAATTGACCGATTACCGGGTATTCCTCCTGATTTCAAGTCGAATGTCGTCAAACCACCACAATCTAGGGTTATTGTTTTGCTGAAAACCAGAGAGATCAGAGAAATCCCCGATGATCAGCTAGAGTCTTTCCTTGAGGAAAACCAAGATTTAATTCAAGATCGACAATCACCCAGAAAAAGACCGATTAGAAAACTTTAAAGCAATGACAAACAAAGAAATCCTTGTTTTACGCTCTCTCTACAATAAAGAATTGTCGGGATTACAGATAATTGAATCTATAGCCAACACTAAAGGTCAAAGCCTTGATATTGGCTCGTTTTACCCTGTATTTCAGAAATTAGAGGAAAAAGGACTCATTAAATCTCGATGGGGAACCGAGCGATCTAACGATAGAGCCGGTGCTAGAAAAAGATACTATCGACTTACCCAATCAGGAGAAAAATCCCTTGCTGATATTCAAGGATTTGATAATTCTCTTAATTGGGATTTTATTTGATTAATGTGGGGTCTAGGAGTCGAACCTAGTGTTTTAGGCTTATGAGGCCTATGTGGAAACCATTTCACTCACCCCGCTTTTATAAGCTAACATATCAAAAAACAAAATGTCAAGTGTATTGTACTGATAAGTTTACTGTTTTTTGTTCCTGGCTTAGACCAGTCAGATAGTTAACTATTTGGTTGTTAAAGATTTGACTATTTCTAACTACAATACAGCCCGCGCTTCCAGGTACATTAGCGTCTCGATGCAATCCAAGCTCTGATCGAGAAAACCCTGATCCTTTGTAAGGATCAGGCGTAATATGAAAAAACATCCCCTCAACACCTTTTGTATCTAACCAATACCCCCTAGTATTGATTTGCCAATGATGTCCTTCTGGTATTTGTCCCTTGCCTACAATTTTTTCGGCACCTCGGTATTGATACCCAATTGCGCCACTGGTAGCCACTACTTCAATTGCGATATCATCTCCTCGATAAAATTGCAAAATTCCTTCAATCAACTTAGGAGATCGACCTACAGGAAACTTAAAAACGGCTGTCGCGGGTAAGGTATTAGGTAAATCAGATAAATCCCAATGTGGCTTAAATACCCACCAATCACCTGCGCCGTAGCTAAGTTTTACTTGAATGTGTAATCCATATTCAAGTAAAACTTTATCTACAGAATAATTTCGATTTTTTTCTACAAAAATCAACTGATCCTCTTTCAAATCAGACGCTGAGTCTGGAGTTTTTTTCAGATAAGTGTTAAATATTGCTGTAATTAGCTTCATTTATCCTAGCCCTTTTTCTCAATTATAACATTTTCAATCAATCCGATAGACAATTTCGTTAGGCTGTATCTCGTACCTATCACAGATTGCCTGCAAAACTGTGATAGACGGCAAGTGATCAGGATTCTGAGATAGCTTGTATCCCGTGGACATCGCAATCCCTGTTTGCTTAATGAATTTATAGATTGTGATGCCTCTAGATTCTGTAAATTCTTTGACTCTGTTTTTTAGTACCATTGTATTAGTTTTGTGTCTCTATAATTTATTATAACTTTTTTTGGAATAATGCTTGACAATATTACTGACTTCACGGTAATATACAGATATAGAGAAAGACGACCACTCCCAACTCCAAATTAGTGTGATCGCCTTTCCGTCAACCCTTATCAGGTCAAAAGCCATGTTAGCATCCAATTCTCTTTCTGTCAAATCTAATTGCGTCCCCGTTATGTCTGGCAATTTCACTATGATTGCCAGAGGTCAAAAGCACCATGTCTCCTTAGAAGTGTGGGGAGAAGGACAAATAACGACCCTCCGAGTCACTTGCCAGCAAACCGGCAAGGAGTGGTTTTTCGATACCTTTAATGGCAAGTTAAGTCGTGGGTTTAGCCCCGATGGGAAACTTCCCAACCGCGAATTACCTGAGATTAAATTTCAACCCGTCAAAAAAGCTTTTGTTATTTCCCCTACGATGGGATTCGTGGATTGTGGCGGACGCTACTATGAGATTCCTAGTAACGAACCTACAGACGATTTTATTTATGATGATACTGAGCCGTCGGATTTAAGTCGGTACAGCGAACCAATGACCGACCCGATGACATGGCAAGAGTTTTAATATACCAGTTATCAGTTATCAGCTATCAGTAAAAACTATTAGGAGTCAAAAAAATGAAGGGTATTCGCATCGAAGGTTTTTCTCCGAGATCAGGCAGCAGAATTGCTGTTATTGTCAGTACGAAATACATACTATGTGTTTTAGATACTTACGAGAATCTATTGCCTTGTCCGCAAATTGAAAACACTAAACAATATTATGTAATATTCGACGATCCAATTGCATCATATTCAGTCATTACAACACTTGAATTATCGCCAGGTCTAAAAGAATGGATTGACGAGCAAATCGGTGGTCAAGCTTGGACTGGGTACGGTAATGAGGATGATATTCCTGACTAAATATTAGTTATCGGTTGTCAGTTATCAGTAAAAACAAATTATTTAGGAGTAAAAAAATGATTGAGATTGAAATGATAGAGATTCCAAATGTAACCTTTAAAATTGGGAAATATCCAATAACTCAGGCACAATATCAAGCGGTAATGGGAACTAATCCTTCTTATTTTATGAACAAACCCCAAAACCCAGTAGAACAAGTTAGTTATGATAATGCCGTAGCTTTTTGCCAAAAATTAAGTGAAATAACAGGGAAAAACTATCGCCTACCTACAAATTCAGAATGGGAGTATGCTTGTCGTGCGGGGACTGAAACCCTATTTAGCTTTGGTGATGATTCTGAGCAGCTAAAAGATTACGCTTGGTATAGCGAAAATTCTGGATTTATAACTCATCCTGTGGGTCAGAAATTACCTAACAATTGGGGATTGTACGATATGCACGGCAACGTCTGGGAATGGTGTCAAAACGTTCCCCGTGGGGGCGGATTCGACACCTGCTCTAATGGATGTCGTGCCGCACGACTCAATTACCGCTATTTTGAAGAATATTGCCCCAGCAATATTGGTTTTCGGGTAGTTTGTGACTAATAAATTAGTCATCAGTTATCAGTTGTCAGTAAAAACTATTAGGAGTAAACAATGATCATCAACGCAACCCCTCACACTATCACCATATTAAACAAAGCTGGCATCACCCAAGATGAAAAAAAACAGTTTCTGGGAAACAAAGAGGCGATTGTGGTTCTCAAGGAAATCCCAGCATCCGGGATTCTCCCGCGGGTCAAAATGTCCAACGAACCCGCAGAACCCATTGACGGTATCCCAGTAGAAACCGTTATCTACGGGGAGATCGAGGGACTCCCTAAGTATCAGGAGGAGGTGTACTATATTGTCTCAGGATTAGTGGCGGCGGCCGCTAGTAGGCAAGGACGGCCGGACTGCCTTGCCCCTGGTGCAATCGTCCGGGATAAGTCTAATCCCTCGAACGTTCTAGGGTGCTTGTTCTTACAAAAGCCCTAGCCGATCCGAAACGGGAACCTTTCCCGTATGCCTAGCGGCTCAATTCTAGGCACTGATGAGGATAGAAGGAGTTACGGCTATCCTAAAATGGGAGGTGCAATTCCTCCCTCTACAAATCGATATATTTGAACATGAACATGAACGAGGAATCCAGAAAAATACTAGGAACAATTGCAAGGCTAGAGAACGTATCGTATCTTTTGATTGCTATCTTAATCGGAATGGCAGTGTTTGGAGTAGGTCAAACACTCCACAAAGCTAATCACTACCTTACATCACAAGGACACGAAAACCCAAAAGTACTATTGCTTCCATCTTGGAGGTGTGGAACATTTACCGAATTGAATTTCCGTCGTTCTGACGGAAATAGAGAATATTTGTGTGTAAAACAGATAAAGAGGTAGGTTGTCCAATCAGTACTTAACGAAGTGAAACCTAATAAGATGATGCCGTAGCAAATGCAGATTGGCGCATAGAAGATTAAGGTTATCAGTTATCAGTAACCATTATTTAGGAGTAAAACAATGACAATGATGGATATAGGACAATTCCCTAAGATTGACTCAGCCCCGCAAGAGTTCAAGTTAACCTGGTACGAAACAAAGTTAATTTATCCTTTTAAATACTCAGAAGGAGTTCATTATTTTATCCAAAAGGATCAAAAATGGATAATCGACGAAATTGCTAAATGGGTAAAGGAAAGAGAACATTGCAAAGAAGATTTTCCTTTAATTATTGACTGGAAACTAAAAATAAGTTCAAATTCAGATCATTTTGCTACACTAACCTGCGAAAATCGCCAAAATGCCGACTTTAAGTTTGCCTTTTTTGCATTTTTCCCAAATACTGATATTGAGTTATTCTACGATGGTAATCCCATAGACGAAGTAAGCTTTTGCTTACTTACTAATCCCGATCCCTCTGAAATGATGTTAATGCTTGAAGAAGAATGGATATATTTACTTAGTATTGCATCAAGATTATTTACTTAGTTTCGATCAGTTATCAGTTATCAGTCAATAAACATCAACCAAACAAAAAAATGAAACCTCTGTATAAATTAGGCAAATATCACAATCTAGACAAGCTAAACAAGATAGTAGAATTGAGCAGTTCTACTACCTTTTCTGCAAGAGCAAAACACAATTGGGTTAACAATCCTTTTTCAGAGTTGTTTGATCCTTATTCTCTATGGTGGACATTGGGGGTAGAATGGCACGTTGACGACATTGATAAAGATAAAAAATATTCAATTATTTTAGTTGTTCAGGGTGACAACTACGAACTCTACTCTTCTACAGTAAACAATGATACCTTAGAAAAACTCTTGAAAGATTATAATCCCTTTAAAAGTATGGATGATCAAATAAACTCTTTATTAGTCCAAAGAAAAGATACACAAAGATTGGTTTTAAAAGCAGGAGATATTTTGCTGCTGGACATATCCTGCTACCATAAGCTGGAAAACACAAAAAAAACAGAAGACCCTTTTATTTTTATTACCTTAGATATTGACTTTATTCCAAGAGTCAAGGAAGCGGTCAAGGTTGTCAATTATTTTGTTCACGATTTTTTTGTAATCAATGAGGAGTAAAACAATGGGAGAAGAAATTAAAGAATGTATGTCTCCAAGCCA